TTGCATATATCGATGCTTTGGAAAAGGTTGTCCAGTTAAATCGACCCGCCGAAAATAATCTTTTAGGACAAATAACCTATTTGACTAACATGTTATACAGCCAACTAGGTTTAACTGAGGCTATATTTAGTGGCACGGCCGATGAAAAAGAGATGCTGAATTACTATCTTCGTACGGTTAAACCGATTATGTCGGCAGTAACCGATGGTATCAAACGTGTATTCCTGACCAAAACAGCAAGAACTCAGGGCCAATCGATCATGTATTTTATTGATCAGTTTAGTCTTGTCCCCGCTGCCACCTTAGCCGATATGGCCGATAAACTAACTCGTAACGAGATTGTTACTGGTAATGAATTTAGAGCTATCATCGGAATGCGACCTAGTAGTGATCCAAAGGCCGACGAATTGCGGAACAAGAACATCAATCCCCCGAGTGATCAACCTCCCGTGCAGGAAAATTCAGCACCGGTAAACGACGTCCAGAAAGTCAGCAATAATCTGAAAGGAGAATAAATATGAAAGGTAAGTACAATTTCAGTGGCTACGCAACAAAAGCCAATGTCCGTTGTGCGGACGGAAGGCTAATTCGGCCTGACGCCTTTAAAGAACAAGATGGAATTACGGTTCCGCTTGTCTGGCAGCATAATCACGCTGATCCGGCGAACGTACTGGGCCACGCTCTTCTCGAGAACCGCGCGGATGGTGTGTACGCTTATGCATCGTTCAACTCAACAAAGTCTGGCGAGAATGCCCAGGCCCTTGTCGAGCATGGAGATATTGAATCTCTGTCAATCTACGCGAACAACCTGGTCGAGAAATCCAAAGATGTACTTCATGGCGTGATCCGCGAAGTAAGTTTGGTTCTCTCAGGTGCAAACCCTGGTGCAATGATCGACAACCTGGTTTTCGCTCACGGTGATGGTTCGCAAGTTGAATCTCCTGACGAAGCGATCATCTTCTCTGGTCTCCCAATCAAAATGGAAGCTCTTTCTCATGCTGATACCAAAACGGACAGCGCTGCGACTGATAAAACCATTGGTGATGTGATTGACACCATGAACGAAGAACAGAAGACCGCCATGTATGCACTTATGGCCCAGATGTTAGAGAACGCTCCTGATGGGGCTGGCACCGCAACACATTCTGATGATGAAGGAGTAATTATGAAGCACAATGTATTCGAAAAAGATGACGACGGTCCCACCCAGGGCACTCTGTCCCACGATGCGATGAAGGTTATTCTGGCCGACGCGATGGATTCTAATGCGTCCTTCAAGGCCACATTGCTGAAACACGCGGTTACCTACGGTATTGAAAACATCGACCTGCTCTTCCCCGATGCCAAGACGATCGCCAATACCCCGTCGATGATCCAGCGCCGGACCGAATGGGTCTCTACCTTTCTCGCCGGTGTTTACCACAACCCGTGGTCCCGCATCAAGAGTTTGGCATTTGACATCACCGATGAAGTCGCTCGTGCCAGGGGTTACGTTAAGGGCACCATGAAGAAAGACGAAGTCATCAAGCTGACCAAACGCATGACCGGCCCGAAGACAATCTACAAAAAGCAAGCCCTTGACAGGGACGACGTGATTGACATCACAGATATCAACGTCGTGGCGCTTCTCAAGAACGAAATGCGCGGAATGTTGGAAGAAGAAATTGCCCGTGCCGCCCTCCTTTCAGATGGTCGCGATGCAGATGACCCTGACAAGATCAATGAAGAGAACATCCGCCCCGTGTATAAGGATGTGGATATGTACGTTGAACGCGTTCGCGTCGCCTCCAATGCCACAGTTGAGGACACGATCGAAGCAATCATTCGTTCCCGCAAGAACTATGAAGGTTCGGGCAATCCGACCATGTTCACCACAACTGATTTCTTGACCGATATGTTGTTGGTCAAGGATACGACTGGTCGCCGCATCTACAGCAATATGGCCGATCTCATGGCTACTCTGCGTGTCAGTGTTATTGTGGAAGTTCCGGTAATGGTTGGCGTCGATCGCACAACTGATGAAACCCCGGCCGTCCACCTCAACCTACTCGCCATCATGTTAAATATGAAGGATTATGTTATCGGCGCGGACAAGGGCGGCGAAATCAACACCTTCGAAGACTTCGATATCAACTTCAACAAGAACCAGTACCTGATCGAGACTCGCATCTCCGGCTGCCTTACCAAACCGAAGTCAGCCATTGTTATCGAACAGATTGGCGTCGCCGGTTAATCGATCGGTGAAATATGGCAAAATATCAAGGAGAAGTAGGATATGTCAAAAGTGAGCTAACCTCTCCTGGTATTTTCAAAGAGATAGCCACTGAACATATTCACTCTGGTGATGTTTTACGAGAAAATAGGCGTTGGGATTCAACCGAACACCTTAACGATAACTTGGTAGTATCTAACCGAATAAGTATCGTTGCCGACGACTTTGCCTCGAAGAACTTCTCCAATATTCGATATATCAAATGGATGGATCAATACTGGAAAGTTACTAGTGTTGAAGTTTTACGACCCCGTCTAATACTAACGATCGGAGGTGTATATAATGGCCCCAAGGGTTAACCTCCAAGCACTATTGGAGACGTTGCTCGGCTCTGAGAATGTATATTTTCAACCGCCTCCGACCGTTAGTATGGTATATCCATGTATTGTCTTTGGGTTAGATACCGCTAAAACACAATTTGCCGACAATCTTCCTTATTGTTATGATAAGCAATATTCGGTAACCGTCATAGATGCGGATCCGGATAGTCTTATTCCGGATAAAGTTGCGATGTTATCAAAGTGTTCATTTGAAAGACACTTTACCTCAGACAATCTTAATCACAATCTTTTTCGTCTTTTCTATTAGGAGAAAAATATGGGAAATAAAATCAATTGGGACAAGACCGGTGAGAAGATTTATGAAACCGGCGTTGATCATGGAGTATTGTATGTCCGCAATGCCCTGGGCGCTTACCCGAAGGGTGTAGCCTGGAATGGTTTGACCGGCGTGACCGAGAGTCCTTCCGGTGCTGAGTCCACACCTTTGTACGCTGACAACATCAAATACCTGAATTTGCAATCTGCGGAATCCTTCGGCGCGACTGTCACGGCCTACACCTACCCTGATGAATTCGGTGCCTGCGATGGATCGGCTGAGCCGACCCCCGGCGTCAAACTGGGTCAACAGGCCCGCAGCTCCTTCGGTTTGTGCTATCGCACTGCCAAGGGTAATGATGTCAAGGGCCAGGACTTTGGATATCTTCTGCACCTTATTTATGGTGCAACGACTGCTCCTTCCGAGAAGGCGTATGGCACCATCAATGAAAGCCCCGACGCGATCGAGTTCAGTTGGGCTATCTCAACCACACCAGAAGCTGTCGTCGGTTACAAGCCAACTGCCTCTTTGACGGTTGATTCTACAAAGGTCGCCCCAGAAGATCTGGCCGCTCTCGAGTTAATCCTGTACGGTTCGGACGTCGCTACTCCGGTTGAAGGTCGCTTGCCTCTTCCGGCCGAAGTCATCACTCTTCTGACCCCTGCTGGCGGTTAAGAGAGTCCGAACTACAAAAAGGGATCTTATGACATTGTAGGATCCCTTTATCTTTTCTTGAAAGGAATAAAAATGATCAAAGAAAAAATCACCTACACAGATTACGACGATGTTGAACGCACTGAAACCTTCATGTTTAACATAACCGAAACCGAGGCTGCCACGATGGAACTGTCTGTCGCCGGTGGTATCAGCGCGAAGATCCAACGGTTGGTCGAGGCTCAAGAACAGGGCGAAATCATCAAGGTTCTTAAGGACTTCATTCTTATGGCCTATGGGGTTAAAACTCCAGATGGACGTCGGTTTGAGAAGACTCAAGAACTTCGAGATGCATTCGAACAGAATCCGGCTTTTAGTATCCTCTTCATGAAATTGGCCACTGATGCCGCGGCTGCTGCCGTTTTCGTAAACGGTCTGGTTGTGAAAAAGGCCTCCCCGCCCCCGCAATCATAACTCAAACTATTTGAATAAGGAGACCAAACTATGTTAATTATTAATATTCCCGCTAATAATGATCTTTGGGATGAACGAAACGAAATTTTCATCACTACAAAAGAAGTTAAAGCGGTAACATTAGAACATTCTTTGGTCTCCTTATCAAAATGGGAGAGCAAATGGCATAAACCGTTCTTTACCAAAGGGGAAAAGACAAATATCGAATCTTTAGATTATATTCGTTGCATGACAATAACTCCCTCTGACATTGATCCACTATGTTACTTGGGTATTCCGTCACATACGATAGACACCATACATAAATACATAGAAGATTCGATGACCGCTACAACGTTCTCGAAAGACGAACACAAAGTTACGAACCGTGAAATTGTCACGGCAGAAATTATCTATTATTATATGATTACCTTGAACATTCCGTTTGAGTGCCAAAAATGGCATCTAAACAGATTGCTAACATTAATTAATGTGTGTAATCTAAAGAACCAAAAACCAAAAGCACTAAGTCAGAGCGAAACAATAGCTCGAAACCGAGCATTAAATGCTGAAAGAAAAGCAAGATTAAATACTAAAGGATAAATTATGATCATAATTAAGCAAAAAGGAAATTT